AACCCCGACACCGGGATCGGCGGGCACGGCAACAATGGAGACCTCGTAAGGCATCCAGCGGGTTATTTTATAGGTTTCTACCCCTTCTTTTTCTTCTAAGAGAAGGCGCTTAAAAATCTTATAACCTATTGATACATTGCGCCTTATGCCGTCAACAATATCCTGCCACACTATTTCCGCAGACGGCGAGCGAGAGAAGCGGAGTGAAGCCCAGAGACGTTTGTCTTCGCCTATCCATGCTTTTTCAACGACGCCTATCTGGTCTTCCCAGTTATGGTCTGCCATGACAGCGGCACCGTCATTCATGCGCGACAGGTCGATAGCGGCGGCATCGTGGCTCAGGATTTCAAGGCCGAACCATCTTTCGACGGGAAGCTCGGATGAAACCGGCATGGTTACAGTCCTGGCCTTTTCGTCGATAGTCCTTTCGGCATCCGCAAACTGAAGAGAGCGGCGGAACTTCTCCGGCTTGCCGTTGGAGTATTTAATTTTCGTTGTCTTCTGGTTCGGCATCTTCAATATTCTCCTCTTTATCATTTACCAGCCTGTCAACCGCGGTTATCCCGGCGGCTGTCAAAAGCGCATTCCATTCCTGGATCATTTCAACGATCTCTTCCGGGTCGCGCCCGGCGGCTTCAATAACTTCCTGAGGCGCGGCGATTCGCATATCGATTGCCTCGCGGTGAGCTTTGATGTCTTTTAGCGGGTCAACCCAATCCCAGCGGCGGGCCATAAAAACGGGCTGAAAAAATTTATCGAACTTGGCAAGCGGAAGGTAAGAATTTCCCGACAGAAGAAACTGCGAAAGCCAGTCGGAAAAAACAGGTTCACAAAAGTGTTCGATAAAAAACACCTGGTCCATCTTCCACCCGTCGCGCTCCGAAAGAGTACCGGCGCGCAGGCTGGAGAAATTCACGCCCTCAAGATCATTCGCAAAATCGTTATAGGCGACATCAAGACCAGAAGCCACGGAGCGCATAATTGTTTTGAGGAAAGCTGGAAGGTTTTGTCCAGGATGGGTTGGATTGACCGATTTCATAGTCCAACCTTTAGGGGCAATTGTAAACTTGCCGGGTTCCATGTCCATGAGGGCGATATCCGTTGACTTATCGTCAAATGAAATTTTGCCGCTTGAGTTTGCGGGGCGCTCCCATACACCCATCTGGCAAGCCGCAACACGGGCGGCTATAAGCTCGGCCTCGCGATATCCTGCGCTCATATTAAGATCAAGGATTGCTGCCGAGGCCATAGGAAAGCCGCGCGCCTGACCCACAAATTCAACGCGGAACAAGTGATATATTTCGGAGGCCGGAATACGTATCCGGCTTGTTGCTGTCCCCCATGCGTCAACGTCCTGGAGAAAATGGTACGCGACAACCTTGTCCCACTGATCCCGCTCAACACCCATTACTATTTCGTTTTGGTACGCCGAGCGCTGAACATTGTAGCCGACATCAAGTAGGGCGGTATCGATAAGTTGAAGCGAATAAAGCCAGCGCGATTGATTATATATTTTGCGGATTATCACCTCGCCATCAATCGCAAATGTCCTGTCAACCAATTCACAAAACGATTTCCAGGAATGGAGCCCGTCAACAGACACGGCGCCGCCATAAAACTTTCCCCACTTTTTCCATTCGTTTTCAATTATGCCGTTAGCGGCTTTGTCCTGCGATCCGTCGGGGTTCCTGATCTTCATCCGCAACTGAATGCCGTTTTCTCCGAATATATTTTTCTTCCTCATTCCGAGCCACTTGCGATAGTCTGAGTTATTTTTAGCCAGATCGCGGCTCCTCATTCGCAAAGTCTCGAGACTATTGCGGATATCGTCATTTGTCTTGATGGGCGAAACGATCCAGTCGGAAGTAGTCCTGTCAATTTTAGCAGCATCAAACCCCCTGCTCTTGCTTTTAAACAGGCGTGAGAAAATATTTTTCATTATTTAAACCTCGACACGTAAGATTGATTGTTGAATCCCGAAATAGCCGCCGCTTCGTTGTCAACCAGTTCGGCATAATGGCTTCGCATTTCAAGCAGTTCAGCATGAGTCATGTAGCGTATTGACTTATCGCCAACAGCCACAGAAAGTTGGTTTTGAGTGGAGCGGCCGTCGATCACATCGTCAATTGCCGCGAGTATTTTTTGGTTTTTGGTACGCCCGTCACCCGAGGCTAGAGAGGGAAGCATTTCGAAGCATCCGGACTCAGTTGCTGCGCCGGTTGCGTCTGTTATCACATAACGATAGCTACCAGATGCGTAAGTAGAGCTTGCTGAAAAACTTATATATCCGCCGGACTCGTTGATAGTAATAATAGCGGTGCCATTGTTGGCCGTAAGTGTTGAGCCCGTAGAGGCGGGATGCTGATACAGTGTACCGGCCTGAATATATGAAGGCAGCATCGAAAGTCTCCTTTATAATCCAGAGACTTGTCAACCGCGCCATGAATTTACAAAGTTATTTTTTTCGCGTTGTTCAGTGACTTCGCTGTCATCCTCTTCATCTGTTTCGTTGCGGAAAAGGATTTCAGCCTTCTTACATCGGAATTCTGATATATCAAGCTCGCTTATTGCAACATCTTCGAGAACGAGATACATCATCGAAACGTCAAAAAAGTCATGCACCCTTCCTTCATGGTCCCAGTTGCAGCGGAGATGCGCTTCCCTTTTTTTGGGGACCTCGCGGACGGAAAGGAGTTCGTCGATATAGTCATCGCTCAGTTTTTCGCGCGGAAGTAGAAACCAGTAATTATTTGATTTATCTTTTTGGAAATGAAGATAATACAAGAGCGAGTCCTGGAAATCCGAACGGCGGGCCAGTATAAGTTTGGGTTGATTTTTCGACCACGCCCAAGCCCTTCCGGAGTCGAACCCGCCCTTCCATCCTCCCTTGTAAGAGAATGCGCGCGGATTGTTCTGGACGAATTCATAGACATCCTGCTTGTGGTGTCCGCCTTCGTCAATCAGGCACATGGTAACGGGTATGCCGTTCCATCCGGCGCGGAGCACGTCGCCGAGAGTCCGGAGCGCTTCATATTTCTGCCCGGCAAGCGCGGCCTCTTTTTTTCTGCCGTCCTCGATTGATTTGCGCTTTTCATCGTCAAGATCGATGTGTAACGCATTGCCGTAATCAAGCAGATAGCGGTTGGAGTGTATGTCGAGGGCGCGGAGTTCCCAGCGCCATCCGGAGTCCTGAGTATCTGACGTAAGAAATACGGCTTCAATATCTTCAATGGGCGGCGGCTCTGAGCAATGCTTAAGAATCGACTCGCGCGAATCCTCATCGTCACGGCGCGGGCGGAACGGCAAACCCCTGATCGAGTTGTCAAAATTGGCCTGGTCTTTTATGTTGCCGGATTTACCAGCCATGAGCTGTTTTTCAGCGATATATGTCCACGACAAAGAATCCCACTGCGAGGCAAGCGCGCCCCACTGGAAGCCCGTGCGTTTTCCAATAAGTTCCGGTCGCTTATGGACATACGCGCCATTAACATTCATTTCCCTGCGGTCGGAATAAACATGTTCGTGTCTGCACTTCGGACAAACAAGGCGCTCTGATCCGGGAACAACAACAAGGCGACCATGTTCAAGTTCTTCTTTTTCAAACTGTAGATTGTGAACGTCTGCACTGCGCATCGTAAGGGACCCGCAGCCCAGGCATCGCAAGTGCCAATAGCCCTGGCTTGTCTCCATGAACGCAGGATAGATAAGAGGGCTTTCCCCTTTGGGGCTGGAGGCAAGGGCCATCATTGAATCATCGAAAGATCGCCCACGCTTCCTTAAGTCCTCAAGCTTAGGAGATTCTGTTTTCCCCTCTGTCTGTTGCCAATCGTCAACCTCGTCAGCGATCCTTATCCTCGCCGAATGCGCAGAAATACGCTCAATTGCCCCTTGAAAATAAGAAATAAAGCCGGGAAAGCTGTAACGGTTTTTTGCTTTTGTTTTGGGTTGTTCAAGGCCAGCGGCCAACGCCGGAATACTCTTCATCAAGGGAAGCAGCTTGGCGCGATTGACTTCATCACATTTTTCATCTGAGGGATAGACAACCATCGACAAGCAGGGTTCATGCACAAAAGACCACACTAAGCCAAGCATCCAAGAGAGCGACTTGCCAGTCTGCTCCACTCCCATGCATACGATCTCGCGCTGCCCTTTTCCTCTGAAGTCCCACTGCTCAAGAACATCTCTAAGATACGGAGTGAGCGAAATATCAAATTTACTCTGGCGCGCCGAAACGTCATGCGCAAAGGATATTTCAGCCTGTGCA